TGAAGATAAAGAAAAAATTAAAAATGTATTATTTGCTACGGCAGAAACTCTTAAACAACATGAATTTAGAATCATTGATATGATTTTTGAAAAAGGTCATATTGATGGTATTACTGATGTACAATTAAAGCATTTTGTTGAGTCACGCGTAAATTTAGTACTTAAGCAACTTGGTTTACCTAATTTATATCAAGTAACATATAATCCAATTTCAGATTGGTTTTATGATGGAATTAACGGATTCCAATATAATGATTTTTTTAGTGGAATCGGTGCAAGTTATTCACGTGATTGGTCTGAAGGCGAATTTATTTGGAAGGCGGCATAGTGGTTAATGTAAAAGATTTATATGAAGAGCTAAGTACAAAGCGTAAACAAGGTCAAGAAAACGGAGAAATTCCAGGTTGGTATACAACTGCTGGCGCTCAGATGTTTTATGACAAATATCTATATGCAGCGTCATCAGTCAAAGAGCAATTTGAAAGAATTGCTTTAACCGCTGCTAAACACTTGGCAAAGATTGATAAGGAACAAGAGGCTAGACAAAAATTCTTTGATCTGTTTTGGCAAGGCAAATTAAGTCCATCAACTCCAGTATTAGCAAATATGGGTACAGATCGCGGTTTACCTGTTTCCTGCTCTGGTGGCGTAATTCATGATTCAATTGATGGGTTTTATTCGTCATTACATGAAGTGGCAATGCTTACAAAAAATGGTTTTGGTACATCATCAGACTTAAGTGACATTCGTCCTCGTGGGTCAAAAATTAAAAATGGTGGTAAATCATCAGGTGTACTACCGGTCTTTAAGATGTATGTTCAAGCAATGCGAGATGTAGCCCAAGGTACATCTCGTCGAGGTGCATGGGCAGGATATCTAGATATTGAACATGGTGATTTTCATGAATTATCAGATTACATTTTAGCAGAACCCGATGATGCCAATATTGGTTGGATTATTAAAAATTCATTTATTACTAAATTAAATAATAATGACTCCGAGGCAATTCGTCGATACCAAAAGGCACTTAAATTAAAGATGGTTTTAGGTAAAGGGTATTTTTGCTTTATTGATAAAATCAATAATAAAGTACCTACAATGTATAAGGAACATAGTCTTACAGTAAAGTCATCAAATTTGTGTGATGAAATAACTTTATTTGCTGATCATGAACACACTTTTACTTGCGTATTAAGTTCAATTAATGTAACAAGATGGGATGAAATTACCGATGATGATATCTTTTGGTCAACAGTCTTTTTAGATTGTGTAGCAGAGGAATTTATTCAACAAGGTAAAAGCATTAATGGTCTAGAAAAAGCTGTTCGATTTACTGAAAAAGGACGAGCTTTAGGTCTTGGGCAATGTGGTTTTCATACTTATTTACAAAATAAAATGGTAGCTTTTGAGTCACTTGAAGCTCATATGCTTAGTAATACAATTGCAAAGAGAATTAACGATGTTTCTTTAAGAGCTAGTCAATGGATGGCTAAAGAATTAGGTGAACCAGAATGGTGTGTTGGCCACGGTTTAAGAAATACTCATCGGATTGCTATTGCACCTACAAAAAGTACATCAGTACTAATGGGTGGTATTTCTGAAGGTATTAACCCAGATCCAGCAATGGTTTATACCCAAATGACTGCAGCCGGCGAAGTTGAACGCATTAATCCACAGTTATTAAAGTTAATGAAAGAACGTGGAAAGTTTAATAAGAAAGTAATTTCTGATCTAAAACATAATATGGGTTCAGTTCAACATGTCGATTGGTTAACTCCTGAAGAAAAACTTATATTTAAGACAGCTTTTGAAATTAATCAAGAAACCATTTTGCGTATGGCGTCATCTCGTGGTGCTTTTATTGATCAATGGCAATCATTAAATTTGTTTTTTAGTTCAGAAGAATCAGAAGAATATATTTCTAGAATTCATCAAATAGCATTTGAAGATCCAAATATTCTTGGCACATATTATGTGTATAGCCAAGCAGGAGTTCAAGCATCAAAAGATGAATGTATTGCGTGTCAATAATTATGAAGTTTAGTGATGAATATATAAATCATATTGCCGAACTTGCAAAAGAAGTTGAAGTTGAAGATCCAATTGATTGGGGGATCATACCAATTTCAGAAGATGTTACTTATCAAATGATGACAACATCTGTTCTTGAGCAGTTTGGTGATATGACACAGCAACGAGATATTATGATTGCTACAATTGTTAAACTCGTTGTGGAAAATTTTATACTAAATTTAAGGTTAATGAAGAATGGCATCAAAGTTATTTAATTGTGAACAGTGCAATGCTTTTGGTAAAATCACTTTACGTAGTGAAGAATATGATGAAACTGATGTAGTTTGTTGTCCTATCTGTGGTTCAGACATCTCAGAAATTGATGATGACTACGAAGAAGAAGAATGACATGGGTTTATCAGGGTCAAACTTTTGACTCTATACCAGAAGGCTATATAGCATTTGTTTATAAGATTACCAATCTAAACGATGGACGAATGTACATCGGCAAAAAGCTTTTTTATTTTACTCGAACTAAAACTATTAAGGGTAAAAGAAAAAAGATTTTAGAAGAATCAGACTGGAAAGAATATTGGTCTTCATCTGAAGAACTTAAGACAGATGTAAAAACTCTTGGGGAATCTAAATTTACCCGAGAAATTTTGCATTTATGTAAAAACAAAGGTACTGCTTCTTATATTGAAGCACGAGAACAATTTGCAAATGAAGTATTAGAAAATCCAGAAAAGTGGTATAATGGATATATTGGATGCAGAATTCATAGAAAACACTTAAAATTATGATTAATTATCTAATGTTATTAGCGGCAATTGCCTTATCGGGTTCTGCTGCATATTACTCAATAGCTGGTTTAATTGCGATTTTCTCATCTGCGGTTATTCCAATTACAATTATGGGGTCAACCCTAGAAATAACTAAGCTTGTTCTTGCTTCATGGTTATATCGTAATTGGTCTGCCGTTCCAAAATTTCTTAAAGCATATTATGTATTTGCTTTAGCTGTTCTTATGGTTTTAACTAGTTTAGGCATTTTTGGATTTTTAAGTAAAGCTCATAGTGATCAAAGTCTTGTTAGTGGTGATGTCTTATCAAAGGTCGCGGTTTATGATGAAAAGATTAAAACATTAAAAGAAAATATTGATGCTAATCGTAAGATCCTTAAACAGCTTGATGAACAAGTTGATCAAGTTATGGGTCGTAGTGATTCAGAAAAAGGTGCAGAAAGATCAATTGTTATACGGAAATCACAACAACAAGAACGCACTCGCTTACAAGCAGAAATTCAAACTAGCCAAAAAGAAATCAGTAATCTTACCGAAAGTAGCGCACCGATTAGAGCACAAGTTCGACAAGTAGAAGCCGAGGTAGGTCCAATTAAGTATATTGCATCTTTGCTTTATGGCGATTCGATTGATCAAAATCTTTTAGAGTCCGCAGTTAGATTCGTAATTATTATGATCGTTGTTGTATTTGATCCACTCGCAGTTTTAATGCTTATTGGTGCAAATTGGGGTTTAGCCAATCAACCTAAAAAAATTGAAGTTGAAACAAAAATTGAAGAAGTAAATAATTCCAAAAAAGAAATAAATGACACCGAAGATGACAGCGAAGCGTGGGATGATTTTTTTAATGAAGAAGATTTAGTAGAAGAAGTTGAAATTGAATCTCAAGACACATTATCAAAAACAATTGTAGAAGAAGTTGAAGAAATTCAACAAAATAAAACTATTGAATATGATTCATTAGGCCGCCAAATGACTCCAAATAAAAAATGATCATTTTACTTTTACTACTATTTCCAAGTTTAGTAAATGCAAATCAAATTGATGAAAAATGTCCTCAGTTTATTGTTTGGGGTGCACCAATTAGTAGTCATAAACAAATAAAACATCTGTGTAGATCTGGATATGCTAATGAATTTAATTTCAATTATAGGTTATCAAATTATGTATTAGAAAAGGTAACTGTATCTGGAGTTTCTGGAAAAGTAGTACGTAAAAATGATTTTCGTGAAGACACTGATATTCCGGCAGAATTTCGAACAAAGAAATATGATTATATTAGAACTGGTTATGACCGTGGACATTTAGCTCCTGCCGCGGATTTTACTGATGATATTAAAAAAATGTCGGAATCATTTTTGCTTTCAAACATTGCTCCCCAATATCCATCAATCAATCGCGGTGTGTGGAAAAAGATTGAGGAATGGACTAGAACAATAGCAATTAAGTATAATGAAGTTTATGTAATTACTGGTCCTATTTTTAATACAAAAAAATATGATCAGTCTCCTGTGCTTAGAATTCCAGATTCATTTTATAAGATTGTCATTGAGCCAAAGCAAGAAAAAATTATTACATTTATTGTTCCAAATTTTTATACAGAAAAAAATGAAATTACTGATTTCATCTCAACGGTATCAGATGTCGAAAGTAAAACCGACATTAATTTTTCTCCACAGATACCAAAACAACTAGAACTACTTGAAAAAAATAAATCATCAATTGACACTTGGTAGTGTACATTAATTAGTACTAGTGATATTATTACTACATGATGAATATGAATACAATTATTAAGTGGACAGCAACAGCAATTGTTTTGTCTGGTGCAACTTTAACTAGTCTAAATATCTATCCGTACAACATTTATGTTTTAAATGTTGGAACTAGTTTGTTTTTGCTTTGGTCCGTTCGAGTTCGTGAGCCTGCTATGATTGCCGTTAATGCAGGTTTATTGTTAATTTATTTAATTGGTTTACTTGTATGAGGTGATTATGTCTAATATTGAGTTGGTTGAAGGCGATCTCACGGCTTCATTTTCAATTAAAGAAGAAGGCCAATATGTTCTATTTACTGCTTCAACCGAAGTAAAAGAAGTTGATTCCCAGGGATCTAAGCTTTGCCTTTTTATGCAAAAAGAAAACTTTTCAAAGTTTGTTGATTTTCTAACTACAAATAGGAGCTCCAATGAAGACCGATGCTAATTTTCGAATGACTAAGCTTGATAAGATCCAACTAACAAATGCTTGGAATAACCCAAGGCGCGTAGGTCTACATGAACAACTAATTGTTGCTCAAGTTGAATATGAACAGTGGAAGAAGCGTTCATTTTCAAATAAAGTAGAAAAGAATGATTGATCAATCCAAAGTTTATATTGAGTTAAAGTCTCGTGAGGTAAAAATTGAATTTACAAAGAAAGATGGAACTCAACGGTCAATGTTGTGCACTCTTAATGAAGCAGTCATTCCAACCGAAAAGCTTCCAAAGTCCAAAGAAGAAACAAGTGATTCCATTTCTTCTGAAACCTGTCGCGTGTTTGATGTTGAAAAGCAGGACTGGCGAAGCTTTAGATGGGACAGCGTGACTGAAGTAGTTTAATTTGCGTATGTACAGTAATTGATAAATTGTATATAATTACTCTATTAATAGAAAACAGGAATACAAATGTCTAATACTGAAAAGCGAATTGCCCGTATTGAGCGTGCACAACAAGCTTATAAGGGTGTTGGTGAACCAATGATCCGCGAAGATCATTATGCTATTGACATCATGCGTGCTTTGAATTGGTATCGTGCTAATGAAGAAAATAAGACTATTACTAAGTATGGTCTTGAATTTCTTAAGAAGAACAATAAGACCCAATACGTCAAGTTCTTCAATGAGGCTGCTGATTGGGAAACTAATCAAGTTGCAATTCTTATGCGTTTGGCATTTCGCAATCAGTATCTAGATTCAACTCATCTTAAGCTTATTGATACTCGCCTTGAAGAAATCAAGGATAAGTATACTAAACTTCAAGAACAAGTTAAGGTAGAAGAAAAGCCTGTAGTTCCAGTAATTAGTGTTCAAGATCGAGTACTTGAATCGGCAAAGACATTTGCAGCCGAGATCGATGCTGAAATCGATAGTTTCATTTCTAATAAGACTTCGGACTTTTCAACTAAGACCTTCCTTCTTAAGAATAATATTTCTGGTCAAGTTGCAAAGAAAATTAGTGAATTTTATATTGAACTAAACAATGAACTCCAAGAAGCAATTCTAGGTGAAGATGAACAACTAGTTGAAGGTTATTCACACTTTACTAAAGCACAACTTAAGAAGTTTCAGATGTTTGTTCAAAGTATTATTGCTGATTGTGATCAACAAATTGTTCGTGCAAAGTCTGCTCGAGTTCCTCGTGCTAAGAAAGAAAAGGCACCTGGTCTGCTCGTTGCAAAAATGAAGTATATGTTTGAGTTTCCTGAACTTAATCTTAAGAGTATTAACCCAACCGAAATCATCAAAGCCGATGAAGTTTGGGTATATAATACCAAGACTCGAAAGATGATTGTGTATCGTGGTGAGAATGGTCCAGTACTTTCGGTTCGCGGTACTACTATTCTTAACTATGATACCATTACTTCGGAAGCTAAGACACTTCGAAAGCCTGAAGACTTCTTTAAAACTCAAATCGGTAAGCGCCCATTGAATGCGGCATTTAAGACTATCAAGTCAAAGCCAGCAACTCCAAATGGTCGAATCAATCAAGACATGATTATTGTGGCGGCATTCAAATGACAAAACAAGAACTAGATGGTTTACTTTTTGCAATTATGGGATCCATCACTTTAGTAAAGAAGTGGTGGAATTCTCCCAATGAAGCATTTGACCAACAAAAGCCGATTGATGTATATAAAGAAACACCTGAAAAAGTTGAACAGTATATTCTTTCTTTTATTAAGAGATAATTAATCATGATTAAGTATTGTGTAAATTGTTTATATAATGTCAATGAACTTTGGTGTAGTTCTCCAAAGAATGGAATTAGTCTTGTTACCGGCGAATCAAATATGGTTTTTGCTCATACTTCGCGTAAAGATAGTTCACAATGTGGTATTCGGGCTATATACTTTCAACAAAAGAAAATTGTACTTGAACAACCTAAATGGAAAAAGTTGTTTACAAAAATTAAGAAGTAATATACAATGTAGCTATTATATGAAAACGGTGAACTAAAATTATTCTAATTGATTATTCTCAAGTAGCTTTGTCTAATATTTTTATGTTCCAAAAGGAACTAAAACAAAGCATGAGTGAAGACAATCGCGCCGCGGCCGAAAATATTATTCGGCATGCGGTTTTATCTACAATTAAGTCTTATCGCAAAAAGTTTGGCCAAGAATATGGTGAAATGGTAATTGCCTGTGATGGTCCAAACTATTGGCGGCGCGACTTCTATCCGCAATACAAAGCAAATCGAGCTAAAGCTCGTGAAAAGTCTGATCTTGATTGGGGTTTAGTCTTTGATTGTCTTCATGCTTTGAAGCAAGACTTAAGTGACCACTTTCCATATAAGGTACTTAATATAGATAAGTGTGAAGCCGATGATATCATCGCCGTGCTCACCTCATGGTCACAAGATAATAATCTAGTTCAGTCAGGCCTTGTTGAAACCCCACAACCGATTCTTATTCTTTCATCTGATCACGACTTTGGACAACTTCAAAAGTATACAAATGTCCGCCAATGGTCACCCATGCAAAAGAAGTTTGTTATTGAAAAGCAACCTCTTAAATATGTAATTGAGCATACTGTGCGGGGTGATTCCGGTGATGGTGTTCCATCAATTTATTGTGCAGATGACTTTTTTGTAAATAAGGAACAATATGGCAAAGCCCCCTCCGTAACTGCCAAGAAACTTGCTCTATTTCTTGATAATGGTTTTGATGCTTGTCAAAATGATACAGAACGACGTAACTGGCACCGTAATCAAACTCTTGTAGATTTTAATTTCATTCCCGAAGAAATTAAAGATTCTATCGTGAATACATATACTACTAAGACTATTACCGGTGATCGTAATTCAGTCTTTAATTATCTTGTCAAGCATAAGTGTCGGATGCTGCTTGATTCAATCGAGGAATTTTAATGCATAAGTATATCCCAGAGGTTTTGGCTGAAATTAATAATGACCCAAAGGCTATTGAAAAATTTAAAGGAGATGGCGCACTAAGTCTTCTATTTAAGCACGCCTTTGATCCATCACAAAAGTTTTTATTGCCTGAAGGAGATCCTCCTTATAAGGAAGATCCTGCTCCAATTGGAATGACTCCGGCGATTCTTAAGCAAGAGCTTAAGCGTCTTTATGTCTTTTGTCGGGCTGATCTTACCGCTGTTCGCCGTGAAGATTTGTTTATCCAACTTCTTGAGAGTGTTCATCCAACCGAGGCAAAAGTTGTTCTTGCCGTAAAGGATCAAACTCTTGATAAGCTTTATCCTAACGTGACACATAAGTTGGCTTATGAAAATGGATTTGTAACTGTGCCACCAGTTGAAACAGTAAAAAAATCAGAGCCCGTCTCGGAAGAAGTAGTGATGGAATTTCCAAGGCGGGGCCGGCCAAAAAAAGCAATTGGCCAAAACTAAAAGGTATACGTTTATTAATAAATAAACTAATTAAATTATGAATATTAGAATTGAATTATTGGTTGGTTTTGTTTTGGGATTTGAATTGTTTTTTGAACAACAAGCCGCAACTTTAGAACTTGGATTTATTAGAGTTCTTTTTGATTGGGAGAACTAGAAATGTTTGAAGAATCAATGAAAGAAGCAATAACAAAGCTTAAATATTTGCAAGGTCTTCAAGAAAAAATTGATGACGAAGATTTTGATGAAGTAATTGATTTATTACAAATTGCGCTAAAGGTTGGTTCTAAGTCTCGTAAGCCACTAAACGATGATGAAGCAAAAGAAATTTATAAAAAGCTTAGGCCGGGTTGGAGACCACTCGACTTTGCGAGACTAGTTGAAAAGCACCATTCAATCACTTAAAATTATGCATGTATATCTTGATATGGATGGTGTTCAAGCAGATTTTTTTACGGCTTGGGCAAACTTATTTGGAAAGTCTCGTTATAAAGAATTAGGTGATCGTGCAGCAAGAGAAGAGACTATTAAGGATCTAAACAGTCGGGGTGAAGAGTTTATTGAAGAATTCTTCGCAACTCTGCCAGTGTTACCAGGTGGTCAGAGACTTATTGCTTGGTTGAATAAAAATAATATACCTTTTACGGTATTAAGTGCTCCTCTTCGCGGCAATGAGCAAGCATCAATCCGTGGAAAAAAGATATGGCTTGATAAATATAATCCCGGTAGCAGTGCAACCGCTATATTTGACTGCAATAAAGAAAAGTATGCAGCATTAAATGGAGTAAATATTCTTGTTGATGACTATAAGCCATATATTGAACGGTGGAGTTCTAGCGGTGGTATAGCAATTTTATATCGAGAACATAATATTAATCAAGCAATAGAACAGTTGTCAAAGTTATTTCAATTGGAGGTTGTATGAAAAAGTCTTTAGTTTTAGCAAGTCTTATTATTTTTACATCAAGTCCAGTTTATGCCGATGATCTATCACCATTATTTGGTTCTGTTATTGGTGGTGTACTTGGTAGTCAATTTGGGAGTGGTACTGGTCAAGCAGCAATGACTGCTCTTGGTGCAGTAGTGGGCTATCGTGCTGGATCAACCCCAAACATTAACACAGTGTATGGCCAAACACACATTCCAACTTATCGTCCAACATACAGTCAACAAGGTTTTTATAGTAATCCTTGTTCTGGCGAGATGTACTATGAAGGTCGTTATGATCCACAACTAGCTCAGTCGTATTGCCGAGGACGTCAAGAATATTTACGTAATCAGCGTGAACAAGAACTATTTAATGCCCGTCAACGTGGCATGGCTGGAAATTAATTTGCTTTAACGTATGTACATTAATCTGCTTTCATGGTATAATGACTCTATAGTGATTAAGGAGTTATACCATGAAAGCAGGTCGTTTGGCAATCCGTAAGACTGATGTTCAAGTTGCAAAGAACATGTGGGTTTCAATGGGTGCTATGTACAATAAGAAATATGCCGAGAACAGTGAAGCAATGATTCAAATTGTTCTTAAGCATATCGATGCTATCAAGGAACAACTTGAAGTTGCAGAAGATGTAGCAATTCGGATTTGTCCGATTCGTAAGAAGTCTACTGCAGGTCGATATTTGATGGAATCAAAGGTTGTTGAACTTTCTTGTAAGTGGGAAGATACTCTTGAAGTCCTAAGCCATGAACTAGTTCATGCTGAACAGCACCATCAAGGTCGTCTTGGTAAGATTGGTAAGCAACCAGTTTGGAATGATGTTGTTTTCAAGCAATTCAGCCCTAAGGATTTTAAAGAATACCGTAACCTTCCTTGGGAACAAGAAGCCTTCGATCGTCAACTTGAGATTGCCGATGAAGCAGTTCGGATGGTTAGTTATTATCAAAATGGATTTTGTGGGAGTTAATATGAACGAACGAATTAAAGAAGTCGTAAAACAAATTAAGCATAAGTTTGCAAAATTTATCGGTACTCTCCAAGCATTGGTCTGGGAAACAGATTGCACGGGAGATTGTAACCAAGGACGAAACTGTAACTGTTATAAAAAACAACATTTCGGAGTTGAACTATGAACGAACGAATCAATGATCTAAGACTTGAAGCAGGTATCGGCAGACTGCACGAAGTGCCATATATGGTTGCTGTAAACAAAGAGGGTGAACTCATTGAACCATTAGAAGGACTACAAAAGTTCGCCCAGTTGATTGTGGCGGAATGTTTAGGCATTGTTGACGATGCTGAACGAGGTGGTAGTAATGAAATATGGGACAATGCCGTGAAGTTTATTAGACGAGATTTACAAGAACATTTCGGA